ATCCGCGATGCTCCAATGATTCTTTCCGCAGAATGGGCACAAGCCACTGAGATTATTGGCCTTGGCGAATCGCGAGAACTCTTCGGCAGATAGAGGAGCAGCTTGAGCGGGCAGAGAACTCCGAGGTTCAGTCATAACGGGCCGCCAATGGAATTTCTAATCTGAGGAGCATGTTTGGGCTTAGTTGCAGCTGAAGGTGTTGCCCGCGCCTCGAGCGCAGAAGGAGCCGTTGGTGCCTTGAAGATTCCCGCCAGCGACATAGTTGTATCGAACGCCGTTGGCGGACCCCCAACATCCCGCAGGATCGCAATTCACGAGCTGCCCTGGGCCGCGTGGCGCTGGAGGCGGTGACTGGTATTGCTGCTGCGCAGCCGGAGGTGGCGCTGTCGATCCGCAGGCGTCCTGCATTTCGTTCCAGGCGCGATTGACCATCTCCTGATTCGGACGCATGGAGTTCCGCGATACCTCGTAGCTACGGGTGGCGCGCTGGCAGTCCTGTGCCGATGCACCGAAGGAAGCGACGGCGAGGAAAAAAGCGACCACGGCGGCGCGCATCAGAAATCCTCGCTTTCCCAAGCCTTGACGACCCGGCCGAATATCTCGAAATCCATCCCCTTGACGATGTCGAAGGGGTCGTAGTCCTTGTTGGCAGACTTGGCGCGCAGGACGACCCCGTCAAGCGTGGGAATGCGCTGCAGCCGCTTGACGAAACCCGCATCGCCGACGCGAAAGAAGTAGATGCCGTCGATGTCGGCTTGGGTGACACCTGTGTCTACCAGCAGGGGATCGCCTGGGTTGAAGACGCCCTTCATCGAGTCCCCGAAGCCCGTCACGATGGCCAGGTTCTTCGGACTGGTGATGCGGTGCACGTTCTTCTGTATCCAGTCAGGGCTGACAGTCCAACTCCGGATGACACCGGGTTGATCTTGCAGCACGAGCCCATGTCCCATTGCTCCTCCGGTATCGAATTGCTCGATGCGCACGGTATCGCCCGTGTCCTCTTCAACGATCACGACGGCCGAGGTTGCTTGTCCATCGACGCCGCCACGGTCGTTCACGTATTTGCTCCCTTTGCCCTCTTGCAGCCAGGTGACGGACACGCCGAAGACCTCCTGCGCACGGATACAGGCTTGCTTAGAAACCCCGCGTGAGTACCAGTTGTTGACGCTCTGCGGCGACTCGTTGAGCGCCTCGGCAAGGGCGGTAATACCGCCGGCGCGTTTTCCCGAGCGCGTGAGTGCCTCCAAGTGCTGGTCCGTCGTGATCACGTCAGCTTCCCACGCGACTTCAAGAAGTCGCGCCAAGGAATCGTGTGTTGTCTTCGCCTGCTCCGCCATGCGGTCGATTGTTGGATAACTAAACACGATGTTGTTACACGCCATGTTTGACTATTAAATAAACGTCGCGTTTAATAACGGTCCTATGACCGACACAGAAATGATCAAGGCCCTTGGCGGACCCACCAAGGTTGCCGAGCTGCTTGGCTTCGACAAGGGCAATGGCGGCGTGCAGCGCGTACAGAACTGGCTGACTCGGGGCATCCCAGCCCAGGTCAAGTTGGATCATCCGCACCTGTTCCTGTCGGCTCGACAAATGGGATCGAAGTCCGAGCCCGCGAAAGAGGGCGCCTGAAATGCGCAGCACCAGCACACAGAGGCTGCGGGTCTGTCGTGGAGCGGCCGCAATGCGCCCGTTGAGCACGGCCTCGCGTGTCAGGGCTGCCCAGGAAGCTTCACAAGCCGTCGCACGTTCGGCGGCAGCAGGTCTTGAAGCACTTGCGTTTGACGCTGGATCACATCGTCCGAAACCGGAGAACCCAGCGACAGCGCTTCCAACTTTTCCGCTTGGGACGAAATCTTCTGAGCGATCAGCGGGAACAGATCCGGCTGGTTGTCTAGTGCTTGGAGGACCCCGATGAAAGCCGTGCTCACTGCGGCCAGCGCGAACTGCGTGTCGCGCAGCCCCTGGGTCAGCGACTCCGTCATCGAGAGCAGCGCTTCGATCTTTTCGTCGTTCGACATTTCGTCTGCCCCTCGCGGGGTCCGTGTTGAGGAACTCGGACTCTACCCCGCGGGTGGGCAGGCACCCGATGCCGCTGAGCGCCTGGCCAACGTCCCCGCGCTGGTGCTGGCTTATGCCTTGTTCCTGGCTGCCGCCGCGCTCGCCCTGGGCGCCTTCCACATCGGCCGTCCGGCCGCCGCCCTCATCGCAATCGCCGCTGGCGCGGTCGCTCTCTGGCTTGTCCTGGAGGGTGAGAGCGCGCTCGATGCGCAGGCGCTCGACGAGATCGAGGGCCAGTGAATGGATCGACTGCCATTCCCCAGCGTCCTTCTGGATGCATCCGTCAGCAACGCCGGCTTCCGGCGGGGGGCCTCCCAAAGGGGCAGCTGCGCTGGTCGGGTGCATCCAAAAGGCCGTGATTTTTCGGTTCGTCATGGCGCTCAGTTTTGCCCCGTGCCAACGGGTCATTCAACAGGTAATCCGATTGAATTTTTCATAGAGGCCCCTATGGAACAACTGCAGCTTGCTCTGCTTGGAAGGCTCGACGCACCCAGCGTCGTGGACCCTAAATTGATCCGTCGATGCGAGACCTATCGCGACGCCGTGAAGCTCTGTTGGGAGCTGCGCCGCGTGCGCAACATGACCAAGGCGCAACTCGCCGAACGTGCAGGCCTGTACGCGCCGCACGTCACCACCTACCTGCACGACAGCAAGCGGCAGCGCGATCTGCCTGGCTGGGGCGTGCGTGGCTTCGAATGGGCATGCGGCAACACCGCCATCTCGCAATGGCACAACCTCGGCGCGCAGCTGGCGGTGGTGGAAGAGATGTCTTTCCTGAGGGCCGCGGCATGAACGTCGGCGGCCAGATGTTGACCATCCTGCGCGCGATCGGCGATCAAGCAGCCGAATCGGGGCAAGGCGCCGGCTACGTGCAGATCGCCGAAGCCACAGGCATCACCCAGCACCTGCTGATGTCGAAGACCTCGCGGCTGAAGGCCCGCGGGCTGATCGAACGCGCGAATCCCGAGGCTCCGCGCTGCGCGCACGCATTCTTTCAGCTCACCGCCAAGGGGCGCTCCGCACTCGATCCGGTGTCGGCCGAGCCCGAGGTCGCGATGTCGACGGTGCAGCGCGCCATCCTGCGCAGGCCCGCGTTGGCCACCGTATGGAGCGCCGCGTGATGGAGTACGCCGACTTCCTGCAGGCCAAGTCGCAGATCGACACGCGCGACGGGTTCGCGCCAGTGTGGATGCCCGATTGCCTGTTCGACTTCCAGGCCGCGATGGTTGAGTGGGCGCTGTTGGCCGGCCGCGGTGCGCTGTTCGAAGACTGCGGCCTTGGCAAGACCCTGCAGGAACTGGTCTGGGCTGAGAACGTGGTGCGCAAGACCAACGGCAACGTCCTGGTCAAGACGCCGATGGCCGTGTCGAAGCAGGTGAAGGCTGAGGCGGAGAAGTTCGGCATTGAAGTGCATGTGTCGCGCGACGGCGTGCTGCGCAAGGGCATCAATGTCACGAACTATGAGCGCCTGCACCTGTTCAATCCGAACGACTTCATTGGCACGGTCGACGACGAATCCAGCATCCTGAAGAACTACGGCGGCGCGCGCCGCGCGGAGATCACCGAGTTCGATCGCCGCATGCGCTTCCGGCTGCACGGGACCGCCACCGCCGCCCCGAACGACTACACCGAGCTCGGCACGTCGTCGGAAGCCCTCGGGCATCTCGGCTACATCGACATGCTGAACAGGTTCTTCAAGAACGACCTGAACAACAGCAGCACCGGCCGCGGCTTCATGGGCAGCGACAACAAATGGCGGCTGAAAGGCCATGCCGAAGAGCCGTTCTGGCGTTGGGTCTGTTCATGGGCGCGCGCGCTGCGCCGGCCGTCCGACCTCGGCTTCGATGACGGTGCATTCGAGTTGCCGCCGTTGCTGGAAGCCGAGCACCTGGTCGGCACCGCAACCTTGGCAGAAGGAATGCTCTTCGCTCTGCCAGCCGTTGGCCTGCAGGAGCAGCGTGAAGAGCGCCGCCGCACCATCAGGGAGCGCTGCGAGCGCGTCGCTGAACTGGTGAGTTCGCCCGAACCTTCCGTGTCGTGGTGCCAGCTGAACGAAGAGGGCGACCTGCTCGAGTCGCTTATCGACGGCGCGCGCCAGATCAAGGGCACGCAGGGCGAGGAAGAGCGCGAAGAGATCTACGACGCGTTCCTGTCGGGCGAGCTGAAGAAGCTGGTCATCAAGGATTCCATCGGCGCCTTCGGCCTGAACTGGCAGCACTGCGCCCACACCACGCTCTTCCCGACGCACAGCTACGAGCGCTACTACCAGTCGATCCGCCGCTTTTGGCGCTTCGGGCAGCAGCGCAGCGTGCGCGTCGACATCGTCGGCACCGAAGGCGATAGCGGCATCTTGAAGAACCAGCAGCGCAAGGCTGCCCAGGCCGACGCGATGTTTTCTTCGCTGGTCTCACACATGAATTCGGCCATGGCGATTGAGCGCGCCGCGGCCTTCACCCAACCCCAGGAGCTTCCCCAATGGCTGTGAACGACCAGCGCGTGAGCGACAAGTACGCTATCTACCAGGGCGACTGCATCGACGTGATGAAGCAGATGCCCGACGGCTGCATTCACCTTTCCGTCTACTCGCCGCCCTTCGGCGGCCTTTACCACTACAGCAGCAGCGACCGCGACTTGTCGAACTGCCGCAACTACGACGAGTTCTTCAAGCACTACAGCTTCGTCGTGCGCGAGCTCGCCCGCGTCACCATGCCGGGCCGGATGACCGCCGTCCATTGCATGGAGGTGCCGCGCAGCAACAGCGGCACCGACACGCTGATCGACTTCCCCGGCGACATCATCAAGCTGCACGAGGCCGAGGGCTGGCGCTATGCCGGGCGCCACGCCATCTGGAAAGAGCCGCTCGCCGTGCGCCTGCGCACCATGCAGA